AGCACAGATAATGTTTTCAGTATTCTACTTTACGCTGTACATGATCTCGGAGAAGACAGCACACCGTATGATAGGGTACTTTGAAGAAGAAGCTGTTATCAGCTATACTGATTACATTCAGCAAGTTGATAGCGGTTTAATTGAGAATGTTCGTGCTCCTGAAGCAGCCATTGAGTATTATGGACTACCAGAGAGTGCTCGGCTACGAGATATGCTAGAGTGTATTCGAGAAGACGAACGTAAACACAGTGTTGTAAATCATAGGTATGCAGATCGTGAAGGCAGTATTAAGTAATCGTATTTTTATGGAGTGTACGCCAGAACATCGAAAGGTGTTGTCTGACGAACTTACTTACAAGATTCCTTCGCAGAATCCGAACGACCCTCCACAGATCATCAAGAATCTACAACGGGTGCGCGAAAATTTGGTATCTATACCAATCGGACGAACGGATCTTATACCAGATCACTATGAGATAGTGGATAAACGTCTCGAAGTTCCTGTCGACTTTCCGGAGTTTAAGTTCGAATTACGGCAAAGTCAGCAGGATGTTTATGAGGCCCTCGATGATAACTGTATCATCAACGCGTGGGTAAGTTGGGGAAAGACCTTTACGGGTCTTGCAATTGCAGGAAAATTAGGCCAAAAAACACTTGTAGTGACACATACTGTGCCTCTACGAAATCAATGGGCCAAAGAAGTGGAGAAAGTATATGGATTTAGTCCCGGCATTATTGGGAGTGGTAGGTTTGAGCTTGATAGCCCTATTGTTATCGGGAATACTCAGACTTTGTATAGGAATATCGAGAAAATCCGAAAAGAATTCGGAACTATAATATTAGATGAGATGCACCACGTCAGTTCGCCTACGTTTGGCAAAATTATTGATACCAGTCATGCTCGGTATAAGATTGGACTTTCTGGTACTATCGAGCGGAAAGATGGAAAACATGTCGTCTTCCGAGACTACTTCAGCCCGAATATTTTCAAACCACCGAAAGAGAATTTCCTCACGCCAACCATTCACATTTACAGAAGTGAAGTTCGCTTTCCCGACGGGGCCAACATCCCTTGGGCTAAGAGAGTCAATACTATCGCAAATAACGACGAGTATCGTCACTCTGTCGCGATGTTAGCATCCGCGTATGCGGCACGAGGGCATAAAGTCTTGGTAGTGTCGGATCGAGTTCATTTTTTGAAGAGCTGCGCCGAACTGACTGGTGAAAAATCTATATGTGTTACAGGCGAGGTAGCACATGAAGATAGAGAAACACTCATAAATGAAATACTACACGGAGATAAAAATGTACTATACGGAACTCAAGCAATCTTTAGTGAGGGTATTTCGGTTAACACCTTGTCTTGCCTTATTCTCGCTACCCCTATCAATAACGAGCCTCTTCTTACCCAGCTTGTGGGAAGAGTTATTCGTAAAATGGATGGAAAACGAGATCCAGTGGTAATAGACATTCATCTAAAAGGTAAAACAGCACAAAGACAGGCATCTAACAGAATGGGGTACTACATGAAGCAAGGTTATCAGATAAATCAGCTTTGAACGTAGAAAAATACTTCTTGACAAATGCCTCAAATGAGAGTATAATATGTTGTTCTATGATTGGGAAAAAATCTTTGATACATCGGAAGGGAATCCAAAAACTATGTATACCCTTCTTAAGATGGTGTACCTTAAAGAAATACCTGCAAATAAATATGACAAACTTTACAAGTATAGTACAAAGAGTTTTATTGGGACATCCTTCTTGGTACATCCCGATGTACTATTGTACAATGCTTATAAGTATAGCTATCGCGAAATAGCCCAGTATGTCGCTTTAGCTTCTTTACGTTCGTACGCGGACTATGCAATAACTGGGGACACTACTCTGGATCTTAACTTAGTTGAAATACCAGTGGAATTATTTAACGAAAACAGCCTACTTCGTGTTAAAAATGACAAAGTACATTTTAAATATGAAGAAGTCAAACAAAAGGATATACACTAATGGCACTATCATTTAACAAAGCCGCTGGCGGCGCAAAGAAATCTTCTATCACTTCATACGCATATCGAGATGGCGACAACGAAGTAAGACTCGTTGGCGATGTACTCGCTCGTTATGTATACTGGCTAGAAGGTAAAAATGGCAAGCAGATTCCTTTCGAGTGTCTGTCATTTGATCGAAACGAAGAGCGTTTCAATAATATGGAAAAAGATTGGGTTCGTGAGTATTATCCCGATCTCAAGTGTGGCTGGAGCTACGCTATGCAGTGTCTTGATAACGGTGAAGTAAAAATCATCAACCTCAAGAAGAAGTTATTCGAAGCTATTCTTACAGCAGCAGAAGACCTAGGGGATCCTACTAATCCAGAAACAGGCTGGGACGTTAAGTTCAAGCGTGTCAAAACCGGTCCTCTCCCTTATAACGTGGAGTACCAACTACAGGTACTTAAGTGCAAGCAGCGTGTTCTTAGTGCGTCAGAAATGACTGCTATCGCTGACCTGAAGTCTATGGACGATGTTATGCCTCGCCCCACTCCAGATGCACAAAAAAGTCTTCTCGATGAAATTCGTGAAGATGCAGCCGGTGATATCGACGAATCTTTAGAAGACGAGTTCAACTTGTCATGATTCTGTTTACGGCAGATTGGCACATAAAGCTAGGGCAGAAAAACGTACCTCGTGAGTGGGCCATAGACCGCTACCAAAAGTTCTTTGAGCAAGTACATAGTCTTGAAAAACAGTGTAATATGCACATTATTGGTGGTGATTTATTTGACCGTCTGCCGAACATGGAAGAGTTGGAGTTATACTTTTCATTCATATCGAATGTGAGTATCCCAACTCTTATCTATGACGGTAATCACGAAGCTACAAAGAAGAACAAAACATTCTTCACACAATTGAAGAAAGTAACAAAAGATATAAACCCGCTAGTCAAAGTAGTAG